CGTGGGTACAATGTGGGGCATTGTCTCCTCCCCGGCACGTTGAGAAACACGCTCACATGCCGGGTTCAACCGAATAGACCCTGCGACTCGCAGAGACTCGGGAACGCTCGCTACGTAGGCCACCGTTCACCCACTCTCCAGCATGAGCAGAGATACACCAAACCCGCAAGGGAAGGAATCTCTCCATGAATCGCAAGGGCCTCATCTCACTCATCCGAAACAACGGTTTCACCGAAACCACCCCCACCCTCGAAACCACCAAGGCGTTTGTCGCCAAGCTCGCTGCCGAAGGCGTTGAAATCAACGGCTCGGACGGCAACCCGATCAACGTGGACACCGTTTGGGCCGCTAAGTCGGTCCTGACCCTCGCTGGCGACGATGCCGACACCGCACTGAGCGAGTCTCAGCGGAAGTCGATCATCGCTGACGCGAAGGGCAAGGACAGCCCGCACGCGGACGCAGATGTGAGCAACCGCAGCCCCAGCCGATTCACCATCGGCAACGCGGCACGCAAGGCGTATGAACGCAAGATCCGCGACGGCAAGTCTGTTTTCGCCGACCCTGATCAGGCCGAGGGATACGCCGCGTGGGTTCGCTTGCAGGCTGCTGGTCATCATCACTACACCCAGAAGACGGCCGACATCGAGATTTGCAAGAAGAACCAGGTTGAGTTCAACCAGCAGCTTGGCGGGGCTCTCGTCCCGCAGGTGTTTGTTCCTCAGTTGATCTGGCTCACCGAGCAGTACGGTGCAGGCCCCCGGCTTGCCAACGTGGTGCCGATGGGTTCGGAGTCTGCCGCGTACCCCCGTAAGACGGGCATTACGGCCATGACCCCGATGGGCGAAGGCTCGACGATGTCCGTGACGACCAACAGCTACGGCAACGTGACGCTGACGGCCAAGGAATACGGCGTTCTGATGAGCTACAGCAACTCGCTGTTCAACGATGCCGCCGTCAACGTGGCCGACGACATCGCCAACACGATGGCAGAAGCCAAGGCAATCGCCGTGGACAATGCGTACTTCCTCGGTGACGGCACCAGCACGTACGCCGGTCAGGTCGGCCTGACTGCCGCACTCCCCAGCGGTGCGTACATCAACGGCTCCGGCAACTCATGGTCGGCAATCACCAAGGACGACTTCACATCGATCATGGGTGCGGTCCAGAACATCAACGCTGCCCGCCTCAGCTTCACGTGCAGCCGTCAGTTCTTCGTGCAGGTGATGATGCGTCTTGACAAGGCTACCAGCCAGTTCAAGGACATCACCTCTGGCAACCTCGGCGGCGGAACGTTCATGGGCTACCCGGTGCAGTTCGCTCAGGTCATGCCCATTACTTCGGCGAGTGCAAGCCGCGTGTGCTACTTCGGTGACTTCACGGGCGGTTCGATGATCGGCGACCGTCAGGATCTGACGATTGCCACCAGCGAGCAGTTCCTGTTCAACACCAACAGCGTGGCGGTTCGTGGCGTGGCTCGGTTCAACGTGAACATCCACGGCGACGGTCGCGGCTCGACTGTTGGCCCCATCGCCGCACTCGTCACGACCTGATAGACCAACAACCACAAAGGAACCTGACACATGAAAACCCTTCTCAACGCATACTTCAAGGGCGGCACCTCAACTGGTGGTCCTCTTGACATCAACGGCACGACCAACACGGGCACCGCGTTCGATACGTCCGTTCTCGGCGGACTCGGTGAAGCCGCGTGCATCGTGACCTTCGGCAACGTCGCCGCTGACACGACCGCACTGAAGATCGAAGAATCCAACGACAACTCCGCGTGGGTCGATGTGACCGGCGGCGGGTTCACTTCGACTGCTCTGCCCGCTGGTACTGGCGGCGACAACAAGCAGTGGTTGTTCCACGTTGAACTCGGCGGTTCACGCCGTCGCTACCTCCGTGTGACCTGCACCGCAGGCGCAGCGGCAACCCTCTACGGTGCGGTGTGGATCGGCCTCAACCCTGCACAGGGCGTGAACGGTTCGACCGAAGTTGCCCGTGGTGCGGCTCAGAACCTCGGCAACAGCTCGTCGCTCCTCGGTCGCATCGTGCTGTAATCATCCCCCGCTTCTCTCACCCCCGGCTCATGGAAACGTGGGCCGGTTGGTTTCACCTAAGGAGCTAACACATGGCGGCACCAGTCAACCTCGGAGCGGACATCAAGAGCGGCGGGCCCGGCGTGATGTTCCCAAGCAACGTATTCGGCAAGTGGACCAAGGTTCACAACGATGCGGAGCAGGTCAACACAGCGGCTGAACTGCTCAACCCGGGCAGCGTGTCGAATGCGTACGTCATCCCCGGAATCGTGACGCAGGGAACGCGGCTGATGATCGTTGCACGCACCTTGTTTGCGGCCACCGTGACGACTTCGCCCGTGGTACGAATCATTGGTGCGGATCAGGTTCCGAACGCATCTGGAGTGTTTCCGGGCGGAACTATCTTCCACCGCATCGACGCGGACGCATTCGCTACAGCTGGCATTACGGTCACGCTGACGGCTGGCGTAGCGGGCCAGAACGACGGCTCGGTGTACTGCTACTCGTCTGTCCTGCCCGCAACCAGTGCGATTGGCTACCAGTTGCGTGGTGCTAAGGCAATCATGGTGCTGGTGTCAACTGCGGCAAACGTCTCGACCGGCACCGTGGAGTTGTTCGTCAGCATCATCAACTAAGGGGATACCCGTGGCGTTCCTTGTCTCACGCACCGACTACAAGACTTGGCGAGGCATCACGGGCACGGCCCAAGATACCTTCATCGACCAGATTTTGGGGTGGGTGTCAAACGACATCCGCGACTATTGCAGCCGCGACGGGACCAACGGCTTCGAGTCGGCAACGCGGACGGAATACTACAGCGGTCCTGACGATGCCATCATCCAACTCCGCGAACGGCCCGTTACGTCGATTACCTCGGTGACGCAGACCTACGCGGGTGGGCAGAGCGTGGTACTCGACTCCAGCACCTACCGCGTCGATGCTGATTCTGGCCTGCTGTCGCGGATCGACGTTGCACGCAACCGGTTCGCGTCGTATAACGCAACGTACTTGGGGCAGGGTGGCGACTTCAAGCCGTCTCCGCGATTCGAGGAAGGCTTCAACAACTTCACGGTGGTGTACGTGGCTGGCTACGCGACCATCCCCGGAGCCCTGCAGAAGGCGTGCTGCCTGCTGGCTGACATGCTGTTCAACGGGCGTGGGCGTGACATGGCGGTTCAGTCGGAAACGATCGGCCAGTATTCGTACACGCTCGCGGACCAGAAGCGGGTGGACGACATTCGCATCAGCCTGCTGCGTGGCTACGTGACGGGGGGTGCGTGATGGCATCTACCCCGTGGCACCTGCTGACGATGACGGCATCGTTGGACAACAAGACATGGCTGACGGCGAATAGCGGAATCCCGTACGGGTCATTACCACCCGATCCGATTGAAATTGCATGTGCGATGCAGCCGACAAGTGCGGCGGACGGTCTGGTGTACGGGCGTGACACGACTACGCAGATGTTCGACCTGTTCCTGGCACCGACCGATTCAACCGGGGCCGCGTGGGACTGTTCGCCAGCTGATCAGATTTCCATCAATAGCGTGGTGTACCGCATCGAAGGGAAGCCGCAGGACATGTGCAGCATGGGCGTGCTGAAGAAGTTGGTAGTATCGAGGGACTTGAACTGATGAACGTGGGCAAGGTGACAATGACCGTTGACACGGCCAAGCTCAAAGCGAAACTCGAGCGGGCTGTCAATACGGGCGTGTACCGTGCGGCGTTGGTCTATGAGGCGTTCATCAAGGACAGCATGCCCAAGACTGCGGTAGGTACACACTCGCTTCCCGGCCAGCCTCCGGGCCAGCAGAATGGAACGCTTCGCAACAGCGTAACGGCACTTCCGGCAAAGAACGGAAAGAGCATCATCCATACGTCAAAGGTCAAGTACGCGGCGATGATGGAGTTTGGCGGGACCATCCGGGCGAAGTCTGGCGGGTTCCTGCCGGTTCCGTTGAACGCCGAAGCCAAGCGGCTCCAGAAGCGGACGGCGGGCGGGCTTCGCAACTCCGCGACCCCCATGCACATCCTCCGCACCAAGACCGGGCGACTGTTCCTTGTGAAGCATCTGACCCGCAAGTCAAAGAACGCGACGCGGTTGCTAGGCTCGCAGATGATGTTCATTCTCAAAAAGTCAGTCACCATCGCGGCACGCCCGTACATGCGGCCCGCTGAACAGAACGCGGCCCTCTACGTCAAGGCTACCGATGCCTTCGCCGCTGCGGTCAAGGAAGCTCTGAGCAAGGGGGCCGCATGATCCTCGCACCGATCTACCAAGCGATCTACGACCGCATGAAGGCGGACACTGGCGCGGGCGGGCTCTACAACGGTGGGGCGTGGAATCTCATCACGGGCGGGGCGTATACCGTGTTTGCGGCACCTACGCCGATCACCGGGCCCTACCTGGTCTTCAGCGTGGCGATGCAGCAGCAGAACACGACCACGGGCGACGAGTTCCTTTGCACGGCGACCTTCAACCTCTACGACCGTTTGAACGAATCATCGCAGACGGCGTACATCGGCACATCGATCTTGCCAGCACTCGACCGCCTGCACGGCAATGCGGTGCTGCAGAATGGACGCGTGCCTACCTACGGGTTCAACCGGCATCGGCTGGTGCTGCCTACGAACGGGTATTCGGCTGTGGCTAGTACCTGCATCGTTGAGGACAATGACGCAACGATCGTGAGCGAAAACGTGGTTATGGCGACGATGAAGATGACATTCAGGGTGTCGGCAATCGCCGCGAACCCGTAAGGAGTACGACTCATGGCAGACTGGCCGCTGACATCTGAACTTGGCAACCTGACTTGCACGGCGGGAAGTGGCGACCTGCTGTACCTGCTGGGAACTTCGCTCCGCGTTGCGGCGGACGTTGCCACCTTGAACATCGAGAGCAATGAGTACGACGCGACCACGCCGACAGGTTCCGCCGTGAACTTCATGACGATGAACGCTGGCCTGCGGTCGGCAACCATCGACTTCAACGGTATCTACCCGCGTGCGGCAAGCCCGCTGGGTATCACCTCGCTCATCACGTTCGCCGCCGGGTACGTCAAGCACGTAACCGCCTTCAACATCAACATCGAGTTTGGTGAGTTCGACGCGACCGCTACGACGGGTGCCGTGGGCAACTGGCGGGCGTTCCGTCCCAAGGGCACGGGCCGATGGGGCGGGTCCTACACGTGCCTTGCGGACAATGCCACCCCGCCCACGTTGCCAAGTTCGGCGGCATCGGCATCGGCGGTGACGTTCAAGTTGGGCGAGGACGGCGTAGCCGATCCGACCCTGACCGGTTTCATCACGGCCCCGCGTTACACGCAGACCGTCCGCATCGGCGACGAGTCGCAGTTGGTGTATTCGTTCACGGGCTCTGGCGATCTGACGCAGACGGCGGGCACGGCTCTCCCCGGCCTTACTGCGGCATCTGGTGTGATTACCAAACCGGCTTGGGATCTGAACGGAGATGGAACAGCAGATAACACCTGCGTCCTGACCGTGGCATCTGGTCGCACCTACACCGGCCCGTTCTTCTGGACGCGGCTCAACCTCGCGTGGAAGATGGATGATGTCGTTCGGGTGTCTGGTACTCTCCGGGCGGCTGGTGCTATCACCGTGGCGTAAGGGGGCACAATGGCGACTCGCGGCAAAGACGGGTCTGTAGAGATTCAGGTAACTGGCGACACCTCCCCACTGGAGGCATCGGTCGCCGCTGCGAAGGCCAAGGTAGAAGCCGAAGGATCGACGGGCAAGGTTGGTGCGGCATCGACGCAGGCGGCGGCTGACGTTGCGAAGGTTGGCGTAGCGGCGACCGCATCGACTGAAGCACTGAAGCAGATGGGGCAGGAGGCTGAGAAGGCTGTAGGCCAATCGTCGCCGCTGCAAAGTGGTCTGGTAGGCGTACAGCGTGCATTGGCCGACAGCGTGGGCAAGGCTCAGGCATTGCTCGGGCAGTTGTTGCTTGTGGCCGGTGTGGCTACCGGCATGTTCTCGCTCGGGCGTGCTATCCGCGAGTACGTCACAGCTGAACTTCAAACCGGAACAGAGAAGGCTGAGAAGTTCAAGGAATCTCTCGACTTCACGGACCCGAAGAAGACGCTTGAGAAGTACGAAGCACAGCTTGCCGAAGTCAACGCACAGCTCGAAGAAGCACTCCAGACGCAGGAGGCATCGAAGGCCGTAGAGCAGGCACGCGGCGGAAGCATGGGGTCTGTTGCACAGGTACTCGCAAACGGATACGCAACGGCTACGGAGCGTGTGAAGAAACTTCAGGAGGAACAGACCAAGCTCCTGAAAGACTCGCAGATCACCCGCGATTTCATCAACGATCAAGAACGCGACAAGGCCGATGCACGGGCAAATGCGGAGATTACACGCTATCGAACGGTGTTGAACGCACGCATCGACGCGACGAACGAATACAACGCCCGCGTAGATAAGGCACTCGAAGACGAAACCACCGCCCGCGAACGCCAGATCGAAGACTTCCGCAAGTCCATGCAAGACCTTGGCGACGAAATGACCAAGCAGGCCAAGCGGTCACAAGAGGCTTGGGTCGATTCGCTGCGTGCAATCCGCGAAGAATCCAACCGTGCCTTCAACACAGATCAGGCCGCAACGATGGTGCAGCTCGCTGGCAACCTTCGCACGACGGCCACCATTGCAACGGCCAACATGAACCGCATCGTTGTCGGGG